ATGGCCTGTTTCAGTCGGTCTGCATCAATCGCCCTTGCCATCTTTCAGCGCCTCCTTAACCATGCGTGGCCTTCCCTTTGTGGGGATTGCTCATTCGAGGGATCATGACCTCTACATTTACGAGCAAACGGTTATTAGTGATAATGTCTGTATTGGGGTCATAGGAAAAATTTTTCATACTCCACTGCTGGATCTCCTTGAAAAATGGATAATCTACCACGATATCCTGACCAATCAGGGCAATAAATTCAGGTCTGGTCATCTTTCAGCGCCTCCAATCTCTCCATCACCATCTCCACGGCCTCGTCCGTCATGGGAACGCCGCACCATGCGCAGAAAGGTGTTTCTACATCAGGGGTTCTCCCGCATTTTGTACATCGGCACTGTATATTTCCAGCTCCCAAAGGCGGTAAATAGTGTTTCCACACACCCCTCCAGACCTTCTCCACCTTCTCCCGGCTGATTTTCCCCATATATCTACAAATCCTCCATTCTGTGTAGTATTATTTAACTGCGTGGAAAGTTAGGTATGGATATTCCAAGGTCTAATCTATAACTACCAGCACCACCGCAGGGCCGTTTACTGAGACTGTCACATCTTGGTACGGCTCCGCGATGTGTGTTTCTACGCCCTCACACTTTCTTATTTCGTCTACCAGATCGCAAGTTTTAAACTCAGATAGCTGCTCCCGGCTGACGGGGCGGAGGGCAGAGAGGGCCAGCGTAAATGCGTCCCTGATTACCGATTTTCCAGGATACATCTCCCTGGCTGTCATCAGAATCTCAACCGCTTCTTCCCGTGTCATTCCATCCCCTCCAGCATCTCCATCTCCTCCAACTTCATAAAGCAAGCCCAGAAAGTCCGACTCTGCTTCCCACTGTGGTGTCCGAACAAGGGCTTCTGCCCGATGGCTTTCCAGACATCCGCTGCTGGGATGTCGTACTCTGACCATTTGAAAATGAGCACGCCATCTGGCTTCAGTACCCGCATACACTCCCGGAATCCATCGTGGATCATCTGCGGCCAATTATCGTCCAGTTTGCCATATTTCTTGACCAACCATGCTGTTTCCTTCGCGCCAGTCAAATGTGGCGGGTCAAATACCACCAAAGAAAAAGAGTTATCCTGAAACGGTAAGTCTGTAAAATCGCATACAACATCAGGATTGATATCCAGCGTACAGTTACCAGCGTTCTTCCAGAGGTGATGATACTGCTCCCGACGCTTATCACAGTAGACCGCCGCCGGATGGTGCTTGTTAAACCAGATAGACCTTGCACCACAAGTCACATCAAGAATTTTCTTTTCCATAGATTTTCTCCATCTCCTCCGCGCTCAGAACCTGGGCTCTGGTGTTCCAGGCGAGGCGGGCTTTCTCTGTATCCGCAAATTCTTCAGAGTAAACGCTTCGTGCTTGCCATCCGCAATCATCACACTGATACCAAACTTCATTGTGCCTATACCAATCCACGATATTTTCTCCACCGCACCCTGGGCACGGCAGAAGCACCTCCGCCTCCGTCAGCCGCTTCGCCGCCTCGTGGTCTCCCAGGAAGGCCCTTTGCTCTAAACTCAACATAGCTTTCCTCGCTTCCTCAATATGGCCTTATATCTCCTCAGTGTATCAAGCGGCATACCGCCCATCCTTCGGCAGATCTCCGCCTCTGTCATTCTGGCCCTGGTCAACAGCATCACCTTGTCGATGTCATATTTGAGCCTTTGACCGCCTCTCTCTCTTCCGGGATATCCCGCTTTGGCTCTGGATCATACTCCGGACACGACCTTATGTAGTAGCTCTCTATGTAGCCGCCCTTTGTGCCGCCCTGTCCTCGTTTTTTCGTTTTGTTGGCCCTCCAGCCCGGCACCGGAGAAAAGCTGCGGCTCCAGGAGCACCCTCCGCATGCTTTCTGACAGGTCCAACATGGATTTTCATGCATACGGCCTGCCCCCCGGCATGATCTCGACCTTGATCGCGCCCCCATCCCAGAACTCATGCGACACCATCTTGACCCATTTCCGGTTATCATCCGGTAATATGTAGCCTTTCATTGCGTCCAGAAACGCTTTCCCTAAAACCGCATGATTATCGCAGTCCAGGCCGTCATCCCAATAAAATCTCACCTTCACCGGTCGGTCTAGCATCCTGTTCCTGATCCCAGCTTTATGCATAGCTGCTCGGGCGATCATGTGGAGCTCTTCGGCATCCTTCCGCCGCTTCTGGGGATGCTTGCCCGCATAATAGGCGTTCAGGCCAAATCTTCGGTTCCATTCTGACTTCCCTTTTTGGGTCGTTGGGTAGTTGATAATAAAACTCAGCATTTCCCTGCCTCCAGGCTCTTTTGTTCTGTCATCGATCCTATCATGGCCTTGATATTCGGCGGGAGCGCATCATACTCCCGGTCTACCGCCCGTCTGGCTCTGTAACTGCGCTGGAAATTTGATGCAATTACGGTCGAAAACGTGTTTTCATCCGTCTTTGCCCAATCGACCAGGACAGATGGGTCATGGACACATCTCTGGATGTCGTTCGGGAGCGACCGATATGCCTTTTCCGGGTCGTTCCAGTCCAGCTTGCGAACGGCCTTTGCAACAATCGCCCAAGCTTCTCCTTCGGTCCGCTCCTGTGGAGCGGTGATCTGTCTGACTTTTGCCTTGACGGTCCCAATGCTAGGCGGAAAATTTCCAGGGTCAGAGACGATCAGCGCCTTTATTGCAGCGGCCACGACCGCCGCATCATCGTCCGCAAACATGCTTGACCACAAGATCAATGCTTTTTGAGGATCAGGCGCATTTTTCCCGTTGTAAAACTGCGGATATGCGATAGTCAGGATATCCATGATCTGTGCGGTCTCCTGTAGCGTCATGTCTGGCCCTCCATTCCCGCTGCGATCTCAGCAAACGTCTTTTTTCGAGTATTCTCTGCCTGCGCTTGCTTAGGATAGACTGACTGCCAGCAGTGCAGGACCGCCTCGTTGAGAAGTTCGATGCGCTCATAGCCTGACGCCGCATCATCCAGCTTCGTGCATAGCTGCAGCTTTGCCCGGTCTGTCATGGGACGCTTTATACTTTTCCGCATCTGCTCAAAGTCCCGAAGCGCAGCCAAAAGCTCTCTGTTCTCCCCAGCATACTCGGCAAACACATCCCCGCCCCCCTTGGGGGGGCTTGGGGGGGTATTATTCTCCTTCTCCTTCTTTTTCTTCTTCTCCTTCTCTTTGGCATTTTCGGCATTGCCGGGCATGCCGTTGCATGCCGCGGCATACCACCGCTTTCTCGCTTTCTCTGCTTGGGCGGCGGAATACTCATCATAGGACTTCTTATCCCGGTCTATCTGAGACTTGAAGGCTGGAAACAGATATCGCTCATTCCCACTGAGCTGCGGCACTTCTCCCGTCTTACTGTATAATAGGCAAGCCGTAAAAAGTCGCCCCTTCTCAGCGTCTGTGAGGGCTTCCATTACCTCCAGGTAGCTGTGATAGGCCGGGAAATATTCCCTTGCCATCGTATTTCACCCCCTTAGAACGGGAGTTTTCCATCCTGATCTGTAAGCTCAGCAAACTGCTCATGCTCATCATTTCCATATTGAGCATCGGACCCAGGATCTCGTTTGGAGTCCCCGAAGTAGACATTGTTTGCAATGACCTCAGCACTCCGGCGTTTGTTGCCGTCCTTGTCCGTCCAGTCACGGAGCTGAAGGCGGCCATCTACCACGGCCATGCGACCTTTTGTGAAGTAGCGGCTGACAAACTCGCCGGTCTGCCGCCAGGCTACCACATCAATGAAATCGGTAGTGCAGTCTCCAGTAGCCTTGTCCTTAAAGTCCCGGTCCACCGCCAGAGTGAAGGAGGCCACAGCCGTCCCGGTCTGGGTGTGCCGGAGCTCTGGATCTCGGGTCAAACGTCCCATAATAGTGATATGGTTAAGCATTTCTATTCTCCAATCTGTATTCGGCATAGCTGACACTATCGCCATACCTGTTTTTTCCTGATACCATACGGCGGGAGATAGGATGTCCAGCATGACGCAGGTCCCAGATACGGGCCCCCAGGCGGTAACATCCAAGGTCCTGAATGGCCTGCATGGGGTTGATGGTCCCAAAGTCCTCCATATAGTGCAGCACTCGCTCACACTGTGTCAGTCCCATTTTTTGTACCTCACCTTCTCCTCGCTCCAGTCAGGGTAAAATCCTTTGAGGTAGTCGATGATATAAGTACGGATGTCCTCCCGGCTGTTAAATCCCAACGGGCGAAGCCGGTCCATAAACAGTCCTTCATCAAAAGCATAGTGACATTTATCACAGAGGGTGACGATGTTCTCCTCGACCCCCATTCCGCCCTGAGATCTGCGCACCACATGACAGTGGGGACCGCCAGGAGCACCGCAGAGGATACAGGTTGCCGGGCCGTGGTTACAGTCTCTTTCGGCCACAGCAGCCTTTACCTTCACCGGAATGGATGTTGCCCTAGTCTGACGATGCACGTCCCCATTCCTCCTTCATAGCCGCAAGCTTTTCAGGCGGCAACGTCTCAATGCCAAGGTCTTTGCAATCCTGCACGATGCTGTCAATGAGTCTGGACATCTGCTTTGTGTTATATTGGCTGGAGCCGTAGTACGCCCGAACTACCCGACGATCCCCGGACCTGGAATAATCCACAATTTCCGTGGGCCATCCCGTCCCCTGCCTTTCCCACACCGTGCGGAAGGTCTTGACCGCAGCCTCCTCCAGAATGAAGTCCCGGAAAATCCCGATTTCCCGCACCTTCTGGAGATAGAGTTCCTCCTTCGTGGAGCGGATAGCGTCCGCCAGCTTGTCCAAAAGGACCCAGCAGTAGGCATTGGCATCCAGGCTCCGCTTTTCCCGGTGCTCCTTGATCTCGCAGTCATAGAGACGATTTTGCTTGTCCAGGATGAAGGTTCTGGCTATAGCTGGCTCATTGACTTTTATACAGAGCCATACTCCGCCGTCCATCTGTATCTTGGCATCTTGAAATGTAAGATTCATTTACTTGCCGCCTTTTCAGCCGCAAGAGCCTTCTTCTGGCAGTCTGGGCACAGGCATCGATTAAACCGCCCAGTGGAATAGATAACTATTTCATTCACATGCCATGGTGTTTTATCTCGTTTATAGATTGGCAAGATCCCTTTCTTACAATCAGCGCATTTCGGGGTGTAACCTTGAAGTTCCTCCGCATATAAAGAAAGGTCCATCAATTCTTGCCTATTTGCAGTTTCTTCCGCAGAAGATACTGCTGTATCAATGCCAAAGCCACACATTCCTAACGCACGGCCAACAGCAGAGGTCTCGCAGTTTTCGAGATAAGATGTCTTATTTATATAACTGGCATCTTCGCTCTCATAGGCTGTCCCTGTACCCAATATTTTGCCTGGGTATTCCGCATAAATTGTTGCCCCAAACACACACCGTCCATTTGTGTCGTTTTTGAGTTCAGTTACAATAGCTCCCTCTGGGTAGCACATACGAAACGCCTTGATTCGCTGGTTGACTTGTGCATACTTCTTCCCTTTGATATCAGTCAGTTCAATGGAATCGTTTGCTTCCTGAAGCGCTTTGAAATCCATAATTCCTCCTAATTCAGCCATTCCCGATAATCTAGGCCGTTCATCTCAATGTATTCCTCTAAGATATCCGGGTATCCAATGCGAAGCCATCTGATAAGGAGATCGGGCCTTTCATTGATAAACTGCTCCCGATTCTCTGGGTTGTCTTGATTCTCTGGGTTCACATATTCTGGATACCCCGTCCGCATGGCAGCGGTGATGTCTGGATGTTCGATGTTCTCCATTTCATCACCCCATGACCCAAAAGGCAAATGCCATACCGCCCCAGAAGGTCAGGCAGAGCATTGCTCCTATTCCGATCATCCACCGGACCTCTCGGGCCCTCTGGCGGCGCTCTTCTCGTGTTCTCATTTCTTCCTTCTCCTATCCCATATGTCCCAAATTATCAGCGCCATTGCTACAATAATGCAGGCGTATGCGCCCACGAGCATCCACTCACGCAAGCTGCTTCCCTCCCAACGTCATCAAATAAAACCACTGCTCCTGAGTGAGACGAACCTCCTGCTCGTCCAGGATCTTTGCAATAGAGCCTTCGCCGCATCCGATCTCATGGGCAAGACCCCTTTGTGAGAGCCGGTGCCGCTCCATAGCTTGCTGGGTTATGCGGCGGACTGTCTCATTTGGAGTTTTCATTTCGGGCCTCCCGGTCTAGGATTCTCGCCATGACATCCGCTAAATTCCGAACCGTTTTAAGCAGCTCCGGCACATCAACACCGTAATGATCCCGTTCTAGATTGTTCATGTGCAGCCGAGAATTCCGACTCTGCGTCCCAAGGTCCTTAATGCTGTCGTTCTCATCAAGCGTTTTTTTCATATTTTTTCCTTTCCGGCTTGACAGAGAACGAATGTTCTAGTATCATATATCTATCAAGCCTAATTGGCGTCATCAGTTAGGTTTGCCAGCCCTCGTCGGTGTTCCCGCACCGGCGGGGGCATCCTTATACCATCCCACGGCTCTGTACGATTGCCTTAGCCACAAGATCTGTTTCATAGCCTCGCTTTCTTGCTCCAAGGCGGACGGCTGGAACATCGTGTTCTTGGGCCCATCGGTCCCCGCTGGATGGCTTTGGATAATAGCCCATCTCCCGAGCCACGTCTACAGGGGACATGATCCCGCCGTGTCTTTCATACAGTAGCCGACGCTTTTCAGCTATCTCTTTGCCCAGCGCACTTTCTGTTCGCTGGGTCTCTCTTCTTTGCATGGCTCCTCCTTTCTCGTGCCCCGCCCCGTCAGGGGCGGGCCTCTTTTTCTCCGTTGGATGGAAAAATCTGTTGACTGCCGGAAGAAAAGTTCTTATAATGGAATCGAGCACCTAAAGGTCACTCTCTAGGAAGAGGGAAAGAGTAAGGGATTTTACTTATTCTGACTCAAGGAGGTGACCGAATGGACAACAGATTCCGTACATCCGCAGAGATTGCTTCTCTTGCAGGACGGTTAATGCACCATTGGTGTAAGGAAGTTCGTTCCATCGCCGCCATCGCCTTAGCTAACCGGCGAAAGTAGGTTAACTGACCAGGAGGTTTAGGTGCTAGCCGGGAGTGTAGCCGCACTCCCGGCTTTCTCATGCTCCCTGATCGTCAGATTGGTCGGACAGCAAATAATCAATGTTGTACTCCGGGAGGAATGCCCTCAGTTTTTTGACCTCACCATAGGTAAATTCACTTCCGCCATATATTTTGTTGTACAGTGTCTTTTCAGTGATGCCCAGCAAATCAGCACAAGACTTTCTTGTGATTCCTCTGGTATCAAGGGCCTGTTGCAGTCGAATCAATACCATCACCTCCTAATTTTACCCTGCGGGGTATTTCTGCCATTATAATATACCCTATATCGTAGTTTGTCAACACATTTTTTACGTTGCAGGGTAAAATTTTTCTTGCCTTTTTCTTTGCTTTGTGATAATCTTGATTCATAGAAAGAGGGGGTAAAACAAATGAACTTTCTGGAAAAGTTAGATTTCCTAATGAGTGAAATGTCAATTAACAAAAGCAAACTTTCACAAATATCTGGCGTGCCATATACCACCATTGATGGATTCTATAAAAAAGGATACGAAAATACAAAAATTTCAACAATAAGAAAAATTGCGTCCGCCCTAAATGTTTCACTGGATTATTTAGTTGATGATAATATTTTGGAGCGAAACTTTAATGAATCAGGCATAAAAATCCCCCCCGAACCGCCAAAGGGCAGTACAGGGGGTAAAGTAGACCCAGAGCGGTTGGAGGCTCTGTTGATTCAAATGGGCTATATCAATCAGGGAGAGGACTTGAAGGAATCAGACCTTCGGTTCCTGATTTCTGTCGGGGAGATTGTCCGGGCTTGGTTTGCACAGCGTAAGTAAGATATTCATGAAGAGTGTTGGATCAGTTTGTGCATTGATGTACTCAGAAAGTTTTTGAATGTTTGTTTTTCCCATTATTATCCTCCCCTATTCAAGTGTATCTCGATTATAGAACTTATGTTCTAGTTTTGCAATACATATTTTACCTAAATTTTAGTGCAGATTTTTTCCACTGGCACCTTCCAGAAAGTCCAAATTATTGGACATTTTGTATGTTATAAGCAAGTGTTAAAACTTGATGTGTGTGACTGAAGTACCAAAATGCCGGAAGCATTAACGGATAGAGAGAGGGATAAAAATGAAAACATGGAAAATGGTATCCGGAATATTGTCACTTGTATTTAGCGCCATAGTCCTTTACCAATCCTGGGCCGCCTCAATCCTAGACCGACTGGCTGACGCATTCCTTGATATCAATAGTAACAGTGGTGCAGTTGGATATCTTGTTGCCGTTTTTATGATAGCTGGTGGAATTGTATCCATTGTTACGAGGAGAGGAAGAAAAAGCGGAGATATCACCTTAGCGATTTTGTATGGACTTGCTGCATTGGTTGGATATACTTCTTTTGGAGTCTATAAAGATCTTGTTTTCTGGTCTACTTGGTGTCTTATTTGTGCGATTCTTGCCGTTATCTCACTTGTGAAGGGGAAAAAGAAGGTTTCTTCAGCCTATTCTGGATTTAACCTAAAATCCGAAGACCTTATAACTGCCGATGGGATGATGGAGTATTGCCATTATTTCAATACATTCAATGGTGTATCTGAAAGTGAAAGCCGTAAATTATTTGAACATGCAGCTGCCTCTGTTGCTCCAGATCCGCAAGTTACCATGGCCTTTGTTGCTTATCGAATTTTTTCTGGTGAGGACAGGAATCCAGAGTTATGTGCCTGCGCATTATCCAATTCTAAGTTAATTGTTGCGTGTGAAAATGCTTTAGAGACGTATCCCGTTGAGTCTATTTTCTCTGTGGAAAATGAAATTTTTGAAAATGATGGTGCTCTAACAATCAAATACAATAATGGAATTGTTCGACTTGGTATGGAGAAAAAACTTGCCCAGAGTCTGTCTGCAAGTCTTTGGAAGTCCATCCAGGAATGTCAAAACGAATTGCTTAATGGATCGAGCCTTACGAAAAATAAGCCTTGGATTAGAAGACATCCATGGATTTTAGGTGTGGCCGGGATTATTGTTGTGGCCCTGGTGCTTTCTTCGCTCCCAGAAGGTAATAGGCGAGAAAATAGCCCTGCTGAATTTGATAATCAAACTCAACAGAGCACGGGTTTCTCCTCCTTGAGTGGAGAGACGACATCTGTTGGGGCAGTCGAAGATAATGCCACCATCGGGGAGAGAAACGCACTCAGTCAAGCAAAAAGCTATTTAGAGTATTCAAGCTTTTCTGCTAACGGATTGATTGAGCAATTAGAGTATGAGGGATACACCACTGAGGAAGCTCAATACGCTGTAGCCAATTGTGATGCTGATTGGAATGAACAAGCACTTAATAAGGCGTTGAGCTATCTGGAGTTTTCATCCTTTTCATATAGCGGGCTTCACGAGCAACTGACACATGAAGGTTTTTTGCCTACTGAAGTCCAGTATGCTGTTGATAATTGTGATGCCGATTGGGATGCCGAAGCGGCCGAGGCTGCGGAATCTTACATGGATTTAAAGGCATTTTCCAAGGATGGTCTAATTGAGCAACTTCTTTATGAAGGATTCACAAAAGAACAGGCGGAGTATGGTGCAAAGCAGGTCGGATACTAATGATGAACCATCTCACCCCCGAAAATATCACCTCATGGACCGTAGAGAAAATCAAGCCCCTGGACGATGACTCGTTCTGTGCTGAAGCTCGTGCGTTTCTGATGTGCGCCCAGGCGCACCGGAAGGGAATGTCAGAGGAGGGTCTGCGGCATATCATCCAGCAGACTGAGCAGATCAACGAAGAGCTGGACAGGAGAGAGAAGAGGAGAGGGAAGGGGCTGTTTGGGTTTTGGGGGAAATAAAAGCCCCGCCCGAGTGGGCGAGGATGAGAAACTAGAAAGGATAATTGTATGGGAGATAAAAAGACAGCAATCAAGTTGTTTGAAAGTAAGGAAATCAGAACAGCTTGGGATTCTGAAAAAGAGGAATGGTATTTTTCCATTGTCGATACTTGTGCTGTTTTGGCTGAAACCGATAGGCCAAGAAAATACTGGAATGACTTGAAAAAGAAACTTCAAGTTGAAGGTAGTGAACTGTCCGAAAAAATCGGACAGTTGAAAATGCCAGGTGCCGATGGGAAAATGCGGTTGACGGATGTGGCAGATACCACTCAACTACTCCGCCTGATTCAATCCATTCCGTCTCCGAAAGCTGAACCCTTTAAGCAGTGGCTTGCCATGGTAGGTAGCCAACGGTTGGATGAAACCGCTGATCCTGAATTGGCAATTCAAAGGGCCCTTTATAATTACAAGAAAAAGGGGTATTCCGACAAATGGATTACACAACGGCTTAAATCTATTGAATTTCGCAAAGAGCTTACCGATGAGTGGGACCGGGCCGGGATTAAAGACTTAGAGTATGCAATTCTCACCAACGAATTAACAAAAGCATGGGCTGGAATGACTACAGGGGAATATAAAGCATACAAGGGACTGAAAAAGGAAAGCCTCCGAGACAATATGACAAATACTGAATTAGTCCTTAATATGCTTGCGGAAGTATCCACAACCGAAATTTCAAGAGCTACCAACCCACAAGGACTCGAGCCAAGCAAAAAGGTTGCACAACAAGGTGGTGCCATCGCCAAAAACGCCCGGCAAGAACTAGAGGAGAAAACAGGGAAATCTGCAATTTCCAAGCATACAGCAAAAGACATAAAGGAACTTGATAAATAAAAATCCCCACCCGGCGCTACCAACACCGGGCAGGGAAGGGGGGCAGAAGCTATGGTAGGCAATCTGCCCTTCTATTTTATCAGAATAGGAGGCGTTGTCAATGGGCGAATATATCAGAAAGACCGCCCGGTACAATGGAAAGAAGTACGAGGCAACAGGGAAAACAGAGCTTGAAGCCATGACTAAGCTGGCGGAAAAGCTGGCAGCAGCCAAACGCGGGGAGGAAGCCATTGGCGGTTCGATGACTGTGACTGCATGGTATAAGCAGTGGAAAGCGACCTATAAGGACCCGAAGGGGCTGACCAAGAAATCCCTTGGTATGTACGATGAAAAGTTCAACGGATATATCAAGCCTGCCATCGGCTCCATGAAGCTCAAGGATGTGAAGGACGTACACCTCCAGCGTATTTTAAATGGGCAAGCGGGGAAATCCGCATCCCATGTAAAGAAGCTGCGAATGGTCATGCAGGAAATGTTTAAGAGGGCCAGACAGTCACGCCTTATTCCATACGATCCAGCTGAGCTCCTAGAGCTGCCCCATGTTCAGACGCACCAGCGGCGCTCTATAACGGACGAAGAGCGAGCAGCTATTCTTGCTGTAGCTGAGCATCACCGAGCTGGACTGTGGGTTCTTACCCTACTCTATACCGGAATGCGTCCTGGGGAGACGGCAGCCCTTACTTGGGCTGATGTGGATTTTGCAAATAATGAGATCCATGTCCACGCGGCAAAAGAAAGCGGCTCTCAGGCTATCAAAGGTCCAAAGACGGATTCCGGCGTCCGGGACATACCGATCCATTCAGACCTTCTTTGGAGGCTTCAGAACGCCAAGAAAAATTCCTTCGCTCCTGTATTCCCAACCGGGGCTGGGAACTTTCAGAATGAGAACAGCCTGCGCCGCCTTTGGACTGGCTTCAAAAGAGAATTAGACTTATACTTAGGCGCAAAGACCGAGCGGAATCGAATCGTAGAATCTGTGGTAGCTCCAGATCTCACCCCATATTGTCTGCGTCACACTTTTTGCACCGATTTGCAAAAAGCTGGTGTCCCTCTCAATGTGGCAAAAGAGCTCATGGGACACTCTGACATTCAGATGACCGCCAATATTTACACCCACAGAGACAGCTCAACACTCCATAATGGTATCGCCTTATTGGATGGGACTAGATCAATAGGCGGTGGAAATGGTGGTGGAAATAGAGAAATGGCATAAAGAAATCTCTTAGAGCCACAAGGGTTATATGGTTTTATGATATACTGCTTCCGGTTCTGAATGTTGGGGGTTCGAGTCCCTTCGGCCGTACCAAAGAAAAAAGCTCCGAAAGCCTTGATTTTAAAGGATTTTCGGGGCTTTTCCCATTTCTAAAAGCAAAGCTCCAAATGACTAAAATAGACTATTTCAAGCCATAAGGTGGTGGAAAAGGTGGTGGAAAAATCCGCCCCCATTTCTGAGGGCGGATCTGTCATCTCACGACATACTGATAATACTTAGCGAGCTTGTCCGATCCGGCGTCCTTGTCGTCCAGGAATGCTTTCGCCATGTCCACATAGAAGTCGATATTGCTCCCCACGTTGAACTTTTTGGCGACCTTGACGTAATCGCTGTAGATCATGTTGAGGGCCGCCCAGAACTCCGCAGGGTCGCACTCGATCCCGCGCTGGGCCATGACCTGCTTGGCCTGCTCAAACGACCAGTGAGGCCCCTTTGTGCCGTCCTCATTTTCCATATTGGCAGTCCATTCCTCCGCCATGCGGCGGTCGAAGGGCATGTGCCCGGAAGCGGCTCCATAGCCATTCATTCGCTCTCCACCTCTCCGGTATTCCATTTCGTTCATGCGGTAGTCGTGCTCAAACTCCCTGGGGGTCTTCATTTCACCCTCACCAGAAATGGCGAATCCGATCTTATTCATGGGCCTAGTCATCTCCCGTCTATCAGTATAGGCCGGAGGCATATAGTATGGATAGCCATAGTGGGACTGAGGGCCCGTCATGCGGTCATCCCAGTAGTTGCTCTCCACCCACGTCCCACCATCATTGCGAGGAGCAAAACGGCCATCAGAATATCGACGATATCCCCGGTCCTCCGGCTCCATCATCTCAGAGCGAGGCGCATACCGACCGTTGTCATAGTGCTCCCGGCCACGGCGGTCACGGAATTTATCATCAACATCGTAGTTTTCATAGCTGCGTCCATCGTTGTAGCGGCGATTGCTGCCACTGGACATGAGCATCATCCGTGTGGATCGTTTCATTTTGATCCCTCCTTACGCCGTAGGGGCGGGAGCAGCGCCCCCGTCAATGCTGGTTAGGTTGTTGCTGGGGGAGCAGCAGGGAGTGCCCAGCATACGGAACGAGCCTCCGGTTGGGGTAGTAACGACACAGAGAGAGTATTTGGTCCGGGTACGGATGCCACATGCGGTGACCTGGGAGCACGATCTATTTGTCATAGGATATTGGGTCGTCCCACTCCCAATAGTAAACACTACCGGCGCTACAATAGTAGTTGTCTCTGGAATCGTTTGACTAAGCACAACACAATATTTCTCTCCGTTTTCGTATGAGCCAGCGGGTAAATTAACTACAAGGTTTCCGCCTGTAAACTCAATGGATTGACTGAAGACTAGTCGATTGCAAAGTCTGCACACGGGTTTGCATGGCATAATTGTTCACTCCTTTGAATTTTTATTTTTATCATCTCAATTTCTTCTTCTGTAAAGGGGAACTGTCCTTTCCTATGCCTTGCCGCATACGTCCCATACTTCCATCCCATAAAGCTTGTCCATTCCTTAAGCGATTTTTTCTGACTCTCAATTTCTATGAAAATAGTTTTTCTTTGGTTATTTGCCTGTTGTTTCACTGTAGCCCACCGGCAATTTTTAGGGCAATAATCACCATCCACGTCAATCCGGTCTATTGTAAGTCCTTCCACATATCCACTGGATAGAGCCCACTCCATAAACCGTTCAAATCCCTGACTCCATGCATCGCACACTTTTATTCCACGACCGCCGTAACTGCTATACCGTTTGTTTTTCGGGTCATTACAGCGGTTCATCATATTAGTGTATGTGTTATAAAGTTTGCTATTTCGCATCCCGTGTTTGGTAAACCTTTTAGATGTTTCTTCTTTTTGGAGACATCCACACGATTTAGATAATCCCCTTGTTAGATTGGAATGATATACCCTTACAGTATTTCCGCACTCACATTGGCACAAATACATTTGGTTTCCGTTCTCTTTTCCATCTTTTTTTAAAACAGTAAGTCTTCCAAACTTTTTGCCGGTTAGGTCATTTTTTCGCATACATCCGCAGGACTTCTTATCGCCGTTTTTCAAGTGAAGGCTGGTGGCAATTGTCTCGTTCCCACAATCACATATACATTTCCAATATACAGTACTTCCCCTTTTCGGCATATCATAACACCGTTCAAGCACAGTCAATTTCCCAAATCTTTTTCCAGTCAGATCGTCAAGCTTAAATGCCATAATAGAACCTCCATAGAAATTTTATGTTTCTATTATAGCAAATGGAAAGAAATAATAAAACGTGTTTTTTAAAGAAATCAGGGGCGGCAGACACTCAGCCCACCGCCCCGAAATAGTCACGGCAGAGCCGGAAAGTTAAAGGGGTCGATTTCGACCCGTTTAGCAGCCACAGCCGCAGCCATTGTTATAGGCCCCGCAGTAGGGATAGGGGGCGGGCACCTGATAGGCGGGCACAGGCATGGGGTTGATCCGGCGGATCAGCTCAGAGGTCTGGGCATCCAGAGTAGCGGTCAGGTAGCTGTTCTGGTTGGCCTGAGAGGCAGCCAGCTTGAGAGACTGATTCTCCGCCTGGAGGGAATCGATCTTGCTCTGAGTCAGGAAGTCCAGAATGGCGCGGGTGTTGGAGTTGTTATTCTCCAGGATATCGCGGGTGCTGCCCTGGATGGTGTTCTGGATGGCGCAGGTATTGGTCGCCATGTTGTAATTCACACCATCGATGGCCCGCTGGGTCTGGCAGCAGCAATCCTGAGCCTGAGCGGCCATATTGCACATCTGAGACTGGACACCGTTGAAGCCCTGAAGCAGAGCCACATTGGTGTTGTTGAAGCCGCTGGTGATGCTGTTGTTCAGGGCATAAGTGCTGTCACAGATGCCCTGCTGGATAGCAGAGATGCCGCGCTCCACACCGTTGAAGGCAATGGCCTCGTTTACATCTGCGCGGGTGGCGAGGCCCTGGAGTCCGGGATCAGTGCTGGCACCGCCACCACCGAAGCCGCCGAAACCGAAGCCCCCGCGTCCCCAGCCAAAGACCATAGCTAGAATGATGATGCCCCAAATACCACCCCAGGCATCGCCACCGAAGCCGTTGTTACAGTTTCCGCCGTTGGAATCGCTGCCCAGCGCATAGCCAGTCGCAAAATCGTTATCCATTGTATATACTCCTTTATCAGTTATTACATCGGGGCCGTACGCTCCCCGGATGTTTCCAAAGAGCGGTTTTTATCAAGACCCGAAAACTGATAAAGAGTGCGCTATTTTATTTCATCGGAAGCCCAAGTTGTCTTGCAATCTCCTCAACTGAGGTCCCTCTCTGCTTTGCCATGTTCTCCGCAGTTTGGCGGAGCTGCTGCGGGTTTTTTCCCTGGATGAGCCGCATAGCCTGGGCGGCCTGTGGGTTTTGCCCGGCCATTTGCTGGAGCATTTGCATAGGATTTCCGCCGTTCCGCGCCATTTGGAGCATGGCCATCATGGGATTATTCATCGGAGGCATCATTCTTTTTCCCCGCCTTTCCGCTGGAAACAGGCTTTTTCAGCCGCTCTATCTCGTCTTTCAGATTGTTGATGGTATCTTTCATGTCCATAAATTCATCCAGAGGCGCGAAAGCAGGGGCAACATTCTCCGCCGGCTGTTCCCTTGCCTGCTGCTGGCTGTGGAACTCAAACACATCCGCCGCGCCGGTGTTGGTGTTGAATCGCTTCATGTAGATTACATTGTGAGCGAGGTCGGGGAAAAACATGGGAGCACCCATAAAGTCCACTGGGACCCCCAGCGCCTCCTCTCTGGAGGCCACAGGACGGCAGAAAAAGTTAGGCTGTGTGTTTGTATTCCCAACCGTCTGTGCGGCCTGTACGGGTTGCGGAGAGGGCTGCTGCATAGGCTGGTAGATCTGTGGAGCGGGCGCAAACGGAGTTACTGGGTTGTATCCGCCATAAGCGGGGTATGTATAATTAGGAAATCCGGCCATTGTCCAGCGCCTCCTTCCTCGCTTCTACTTCATCCACGTATTTTTGGAGCCCATAGTCATCCCCCTGGGCCTGATACCACATCACACTCTCGGCGGCACAGTCCGGTCGGATGCCGGCAGCCACCAGCCTTTCTACCGGGGTCATATATCACACGTCCTTTATCGTAAAAATCAGGAGTCCGTGAGGAGGACTGCGACGTGTACAGCCCTTGTTCCCCACGTCCTCCATGGATATATTGTCGCATAAAAAAACCTCCGCTGGGGGACATTCCAGCGGAAGTTTGGTGGTGTTATGTACCTTTTTGGAGGAATCCCAACTTAGTTGCTGTGAACTCCACCTTTTCAAAAATAAACGGAAGATGCCTGTGTAGTGTTTTTCGATCTATTCCACAACAGTCAGCAACGTCAATTTGCGCTTTTCGTTCCAATAAATACATTTTGGCGATATCGGTGTCTTTTGTCCCAAGGTTCGCTTCTTTAATGGATGCCTTCATTTCTGATGTAGTCAATTCCTCCAGTTTTCCAGGGAAGCGAACTATGGCCCTTGACACCTCTACTCACGTCCTTATTACTTATTTGCAGCCGCCATCATAGCAGCCTCCAGTCGAGTACACAAACCCATGGGCCTGGACCCATCTGTAACGCCAGCCTTAACCACTCTTTCCAGCCCTTCAATTTCCCACTGCTGGGTCGGTTTCTTCTTGGCCTGCCTGGACATCCAGTTTTCCATCATTGCATCAAACTGATCCTGAGTCATATCATCATCCTCCTGATATTCGGGGCGATATGCGCCCACAATGAATTTCTTGTGTCTCCGGCGGCGCAGTACCGCACCTCCGTTGTCCTCACTGGCACTTCCGGTGTTGCCATCAATGGTGGTGATGTAGGTCCCATCCCAGCTCTCACAGATGCCAACATGCCCGGCGGAGCTTCTGCCGGAGAAGTTGAAGAACACGATGTCTCCCGGCCGGTAGTTAGTCACCTTCTGCTTCTTGTGGAAGGACATCAGCGTGGGGCAGTAGGCGGTCTTATCTCCGCCATAGTACAGGTCAGAGGCCCCGGCCTCCCGGAACACCCACCAGACGAACACGGCACACCAGGGATATCCACCGCCCGAGACCGCTCTTCCATAGTAGGCAGTGTTGTATTTCACATTATCACTCTTGGCCGGGGATTCTTTGGTCCCGATCTGCGACCGGGCGATTTCCAATATCTTTTCAGCGGTTGCCATAGTGCGCCTCCTCACTTCTGTGCCTTGATCCACCCTGCCTGCTCCATCAGCTGCACCAGTTTGTCATAACCGAACATCGCAGAGAAGGCCACCAGGAAGATGAGGGCGATCAGCGCCACGATCATCCAGCCGGTGATGGCAAAGCGGTAATAGGACCACAGGCCGAAGCCCGCCCCTACCGTTACCACTGCGGCCACCAGGAAGGCCAGCAGGTTGGTGGGGAGCATATCGTACAGCAGGCTCTTGAGCACCTGTACGATGATGTTGGTCACCAGGGTCAGCGCCAGCACCAGGGCCAGCAGCATGGGCAGATAGTTGGTCAGTTCATTCATGGGTCGTTTCCTCCTTTTTGCCGGATCTATCCGGCCAGTTGTTATGTTTGCTCAGGTTCTCCAGTATGGATTTGATGGCGTAAGCCAGGATCACGGCAATGATCTCAGTGACGGCTTTCCCGGATAGCTGTTCTGCGATTTGCTCACGACCCAGATAGGCCAGCAGATAGGAGCACCACACCCAGGCACAACCATTGAACAGGCACAGCCAGACGGCGGCTTTCATGGTCTCCATGCGCCCCCTTCTGGACCGGTGGGCGGACAGCCACCACAGCCCCAGACAGAACATACAGGCCAGAGAGAACGCCGCTACAACGGCCAGGATCATCTGCGTGCTCATACTTCCCTCCTCATGATGGGGAGGCGTTCCACTTCATCCATGACTGTATTTAGATGCCCATTCCCGCCCAGCTTTTTATATGCCCGGTACATCTCCTGGAGGTTTTCTTTGTCCTCAAGTGATATGCCGTGACTGCTGATATAGGATTTTCCGAGATACCTGACTCGGTCTACCGTGAGAACTTTCAGTCCATCCACCACAGCATCCATCTTTTCGTCCTGCTTGTCCGCTTTGTTCCATTTGCGGTTTAAGTACGCAAGCAGGATAGCCATTGTTCCGGACCCAATTCCAGCACCCAAAATTCCAACAATAAAGTCCATTGCGTCCGCTCCTTGTGATAAAAATACCGCCTTGTCTTCTTGACAAAGCGGCTCAAAGCACTATAATGTAGATAGAAGGGCGCTGCGACAAGCGGTTAGCCCGGTTAGTTGAAGTTTATAAGCAAAAGCCTATGAAACCGTCACTTGGCCGAGTGGCGGTTTCTGCTTTTCACAATAATCGTAACGGTGAACCGTCCGATATGTAATGTGATCCGCATGGGCCTCACCCCCTTTCCGGGGATGTGGCTGACCGCCTGCCGTTGTTGCAGCGCCTGCTTTTATCTTACACAGCACGCCGCGTTTTGTCAATTCCTGCCGCTATAAGGCGGCTTTTTATTTTGCAACCCTTTCCCACGCCTGCGGGTAATCTGTTGGACTATGTACGGTGTTGTCCGTCAGGCAGCGATATACTGCGCCGCCGTCCACACAGCACTCCCCAGACATGTACATGCCGCTGGTGCCGTTGGGGGCCTGATAGGGCTTTGCTCTGGCGGGGTCTTTCGTGTGGCAGATAGACCACAGGGCGGGGAGGTCCGCCGGCCTCTGGTCAGGCCATGTGGATGCGTTGTAGGGCTGGAGGAGCTTGTACACCTGCTCACCATCCCTCACCGGGGCCCCGATGGGCCACAGGCTATAGTCCTTTTCCGGGTCAAAATTGGGGGTCTTGCTCTCCTCAGCAATGATGGCTGTTCCATCAAGATCGGAGGCCCGGCTTCGCAGGTCAAGGGCGTCTGCCTTGCCCTGGGCTTTCATGATGTTGTGATAATTCAGATCTTTCATGCCTCCTGCACCCCTTCCTGATATGCGGCATCCAGCTCGTCAGTCGTGATGGAGCTCAGCTTCCCGGTGTACTCATCGCCGGTGATGGTCTGATACTCATTTTTGGTGATAACCCCTTTTCGGACAGCCATCTTTACCATAGCCTTGCTCCACAGATTTCGATCATAGTTCTTCTTAATCGTTTCAAAGTTCATGCTAGCTCCTCCTTACATGGTTTCATCGGACAGGCTGGACATGGCGATAAACTCCAAGGCGGCAGCTGTCCGCTCCTCTGTGCTTGGCTCCGTGCTTGGCTTGTTCATTTCGTCCTCAAAGGCTTCAATGACAGCCAGCCTGTCCTCATCCGTCTCGCAAGCGGCGAAGTCTGCGCCCTGGGTCTCGTACATCTGCACCATCTGGCCCAGAGTGCCGAAAAATCCGCCGTTAATCTCGCCCGCGGAACAAACCACAGCGATGGAAGGAAGGCCAGCCACCGGGTAACGCTCGATCCATTGCTCGGCAGTCAGAATTTCGCCAATCGGAGTGATAATCTGGTCTTTCTTGTTCCAAATTGCATATTTACTCATATATTTTCCTCCTACACCTATTCTGGTAGTACATAGGCATTTACCGCGGTATATTGATCTTGCACTAAAAGATAGTCACCCAGTATGGTTTCCCCACAAGGATAGCTTGAACTTCCTTTCAAGGTTGCCGACCCCTCGTATGTGCCAGACAGGTTAAGCCATTCAATATATGGTCGGTTATACCCACCAACAAAAATTGCATTTGAGTCTGTCCTTGCCCCACCAATATAAGTCCCAACATGTCTGAGTTCTGCTAGTGACGCGTATTGAGTTCCGGATTCGTCATAGGCAGTAACCGTACCTACTTGCCCATTTGCTTCTGATCCACCGGCAAAAAAAACCTTATCCCCGACAGATGCTCCACCAAATCCGTAACGGGTGCCATTTGTAAAGGCTCCAAATTTAGTTGTAGTCCCGCTTGCATTGATACGGACCACTTCTGTGGCCACGTAAGAATTTGCTGTCGCAAAAACAATACTATTTCCTACGATGTCCCCAGCTGGGTAACCATATGCCCTGTTCGCGGCTGCTGTGATTTTTGCTGTCAATGAACTTGAGACCGTCAGCAGGCTAGATGTTTCGACGATACGAAAAAACGCATTTTCCCCCAGGGTCCTTCCAAAAGATTCTGTAAAATGCAAACTCAATGGATTTGTATTGACTTTGGTCAAAGACCTGTCATAGACATCGAGGTCGTTAGATGCGCCTCTCGCTCCGTTTTGGTCATATGTTCCCCCGGGGAAAATAACATAGTTTCCAACAACAGCTGCACCCAAATAATTTTTGGGGCGAGAAAGGTTCAAATTAGGCAATTTGGTAAAAGAACGGTCAATCACATCTATCACTCTTGTGAATGGATCTTTACTGGCTCCACTACCTCCGCCCGCCCAAAGAGAATAATCCCCAAAAGTTATTGCGGCAGCATTTGTTCGATCCATTGGGTGGGTGGCCTGTGGAGCTGGTTCTAATTCTCCGGCTTTGGCATAAAACTCAAAAGGGACAAAACCAAAAAATTTTCTCGCTATTCCATTTATCCCGATATACCCTGTCTTTATTTTCCGCGCAACACCATTCACCCCGACGTACATCGTCTTGACTCTTCTGGCTACGCCGTCCACTCCAACATAGACACCTTTAGCCACCTGCGCTCACCTCACTCATAGACCAGATAAATGCATCCTGTGGTCAGGCTACTGCTCCCTGCGGTCATGTCCGACGTGCCCGCATAGATCTGCCGTACCCCCTTTGTTGTGACCGAGGGCGTTAGGGTGGTCTGTCCAGTCCCGCCTTTGTTGGCCGGTATCGTGGGAAGTCTGCTGGACGAGAGCGTCCCGCTATTGATGTCACTGGCGGAGTGCGTATGAGAAGCCTTCGCAAATAATCCCTCGATTTTGCTCCAAAGAATCCGTTTTAGTTTATCCTCTTCCGCACTGTCTGTGATTACCACCGCATCCTGTCTTGCAATAGATCCTTTCAGTTCCGCATCTACCGCAGAGGCACCATCCTTTCCCGGCTCACCCTGCGGACCCCGTATATTGCTTCCTGTTGCATCCGGCATGTCCTCTTTGCTGGCTTTCCAGGTCAGGTTACCTTCCTCATCCACGTTCGGAGTATAGTATCCACCATCTGCGCCATTCTGGCCCGTCTCTCCTTTAGCCCCCTGATCTCCTGGATCGCCTTTTAGTCCCTGCGGCCCCGGCTCCCCTTGTGGGCCCTGTTCCCCTCTGGGACCCTCTGGCCCAATGGGCCCCTGAGCTCCAGCAGGCCCTTCAGGTCCTTGCTCTCCTTGATCTCCCTTCGGACCCCGGTCGCCCGTGTCTCCTTTTGGCCCTTTCAGTCCTTCAAGCTGCTCAGGGGTAAAATCTTCATAAGTGAACGGGTCTCCTTTGTCTCCCTTCTCGCCGGGAGGACCATGCTCTCCTGTTGGGCCCTGGATGCCTTGCTGGCCTCGTGGCCCCTCTGGGCCCACATCTCCTTTTGGACCTGTCTCCCCAGGATCGCCCTTATCGCCTTTAGGACCCTGCTCGCCCTGCGGACCGGCGGGGCCTGTATCGCCTTTCGGGCCGATCTCTCCTTGTTCCCCGGGCTCTCCCTTTGGTCCTTGCTCCCCCTTCGGCCCCTGCGGTCCCGCTGGCCCCTGGAGCTTGCCGATGCTCTTCCAGTTCATCAGGTCTTCCGACCAGATGTAGATCGTGTTGTCATCTTCCGAGCCCACGGCATAAGCATCCCCAGGCTCGCCAATGGGGTGGGCGGATTTCAGCTCCTCCAGTGTGTCAAATCGGTCTCTTACCACAAATGAGGTCCCGTCTATTCCGGCGGGTCCCTGTGGTCCGGGTTCTCCCTGGTCTCCTTTAGGTCCTTGCTTTCCCTGCTCGCCCTGATCACCTTTCGGACCCTGGGGGCCTTCCGGTCCACGCTCTCCCGGAGGTCCCTGCTCGCCGGCTGGGCCTTGTTCGCCGGTATCTCCCTTCGGCCCTTGTAGGCCAACTGGCCCCTCTGGGCCTTGCGGTCCGGTCGGTCCCGGGTCCCCCTTTGGTCCAGCCGGCCCCTCTGGACCGGGGTCGCCCTTCTCACCCTTTTCTCCTGCTGGTATTTTGAGCTCTTCTGATGTTTTATTTCCGATCAGTTCTACGCCGTTGATGCTGGGCCTGTTTTTGAGCTTATTGTAATCTGTGGTCCCAACAGTCCCACCTTCCGCGGGGAGAGGGATATCAGACTCCTTGTACTCCATGTCATCAGGGTCCCAGATCAGCCAGTATCCATTCTCTCCGGGCTGGGGCGGATTGTTGTTGATGCTGGTGAGCCTGTCCTCCATTTGCTCAAATTCAGAGGGCAGGGGAGGGGGGAAGGAGTCTGTGGCGTTGATGGAGTTATGCACATGGGATAGGAAAATATTGCTGTGCCGGACCTGATCTCCCAATGTCCCCCGCACCTGCATCTCGTAGACCCCATCATCCGCCAGCATGGAGGAGGTGAGGAGTGTATAGTAGACGTTATCTCTGCGGTTGAGCTGGATGATGTTTTTCTCTCCATCTTTTGCCACATCGACCTTCAGGTCCCAGCCTTCCGGCAGATCTGTGCTGATCTCCAGGGTAACGGCATTGTTGTCCCCCTCAAACCCCAGCGAAAAATCTGCCGGGACACAAATATGCCAGTCCTGCATATAGAGCACAGCGATCACCTCCATCAAATCTTGCCTAGTTTCGTGTCTATCTCTTCGCCGCTGTATTTGAGCATGTAATAGCCAGAGGGAGCCGCGGCCAGAGCATTGACTCCCGCACTGGCGATCTGCCCCCGCAGCTGCTCCACTTCCGCCCTGAGCTGTGCCACCTGGGCATCCAGTTCGTCTATCGTTGCCATGTCTACCCTCCTATACAATGAGCCGTCTGCCGTACTTGTCCAGCAGCATCAGGCCGTTTTTGTCCTTGAGCTGACCGTCCTGTACCGGAGTCGTAACGCCGTAATACAGGATGATGCAACCATCCGCGCCAGCTCCACCTTTGCCACCGGCTCCACCTTTTCTAACAGCGGCACCGCCAGCATTATTGTTGATTGCAAAATCAGTTCTAGTTTCAATTGTGATGTTATAGACGTAATACTGTGCTGAGACATTTGAAGATGCAGAGCTATCTCCTCCGGCCCCGCCGCCTCCTCCGGCACCAGAACCAGAGCATCCATAGACGGATGCATCAGCCCCATCCGCACCGTCTCCACCCTTTCCACCCTTGTTTGGGTACACAAATGCGTTTATGTATCCTGTTGTGATGCTTAAGCGCACACTTCCGACTTCTGCATCACCCCCAGGAGTTCCGAGATTGTTGCCAGAGTTTCCTCCAGCCCCGCCTCCGCCGGCGGCTCCAAGGGAGAAATTTGCGGTCGCGTCAATGTCCATAGATATATTTGAGCGGCGTTGTGTATCAGAATCGCTTCTGGTTGCCGAGCCAGAAGGTTCCTGTTTTCCTCCTGACACGCCGCCAACACTCTCGCCATCAGCACCCGAACCGCCCTTTCCGCCGTCTGCTCCGCTGTCACCGCTCTTAGCATATGTGATGCCACTTATGATGTCCGTATAGCCCGCAGAGCTCGTGCTGCCACTGTTCGATGAATAACTTCCGAAGGTAGTTGCTCCACCGAGGGCTCCATTTGAAGCGCCTTTGACTCCACACGCATACGATATCCTGGACCCACTACTTGGGCTGAATGTCACCTCATACACCTTTCCCGGCGTTCCGGCGGCACCTCCTGCTCCTCCGTTCCCGGGCGTTCCCGCTCCTCTGTTGCTCACATTGCTGGAGTCGCTTGCCGAGGTGGTGGGGGCAGTCAGGTTGATCCTGGTCGTCTTGAGCTCGTCACCCTCCCAGGTCTCGGTCGAATCTCCACCCGGGCTCCCATCAAAACCAGCACCACCCGCGCCAATCAATACAGCTCTTACCGATGTAGTTCCTTCCGGGACGGTCCAGGTCCCGCTTCCGGTCAAAACCACATGATATTCGTAAGATTCACTCCCTTCCTGCCTGATGGGCGTAAATCCAACTAGAAGCGTGGACTGAGACTTTAGCTTGTTGGACATTGTAATTTCTTCTGTTTTGATGCATGCGCTCACATTTGTCTTGTCAAATGGGTGATACGTTGTCAGAAGCTCCCCAGGGTTCTCCAAATTGTAGACAAGGGGGGCGTCTATTGTTTCGAGGCATTTGTAGTAGTTTGCGAGTCTTTTGGCCGCTCCGGACGAATTTACAAGAGAGATGAGCGTCTGGTCTTCCACGGAAATTACATTTTCGGTCGAAGAGTTTAATATTTTTGTCTCAATCAGCCGCGTATTGTGGACATATGCGGTCCCCCTTAAGGTTCCAGATCCGGCAGAAAGCTTTGCATAATTTGCTCCCCGCTCCAGGATGGAAAATCCGCTGGCTGTCAAGTTGTACATTGGCTCATCGAACACGATTTCTGTACCTTGTGCAGCGGTCCCTTCAAAAAGATCTGTTTGATCTCCTCCTTGTACCCATTGATGCTCGATCAGCGATACGCTGGTGACCTTTCCCTCGCGGATTACAGAGGCCCCCTGGCCCATTCTGTTTTTTTGCGCATCTCCAGATACGCCGTCCCACAGCTCCTCTATTTTGAGTGCCCCATCAAGGTCCTCAGTTACCGTTGCTCCAAGCGCGAAAAGCACCTTCATAAAATTGTCTCGCGCCGAACTGGCCGGCGGCTTTACATACGGGAGCCAGCCGTAAAGCTTCGAGCTTGAGAATCTTGTCTGCATCCGAAAGGGAATGGGCCCACATATACTGGACAGGAGACTTTCAGCAGATGTCCCGCTGTATATTCCGCCCCGGTGTACCCGCTTCAGCAGGAGTCCTATCGCGCTGGTGGCGTAAAGGTCATACTTGTTCCATGCTACCTGAGTAACGTTTTGCAGGTAAAATGTCCCTCTCTTGTTGTCCTGATAAAAATAGGTGACTGGATCATCTATCTCAAAGCTTAAAAGTGCCTTGCTTTCTGTTTCCACTGTAACGGAGAGCGTATTTGGTTCCAGCTCATCCCCTAGCAGAGATTTGGAGAGATATACGGTCCCAGCCGCAAGCCGGTCATAGGTGGTTCCCCGATAAACTATCTTGTTGCGTGCCATAGTCCACCTCAGCTCGGCTCACGCTGAGGGGCAAGGGGCTGGAATTGGACCTGGAGCCCATAATAGTATCTCTTCCCATTGATTTTCCCCCTCAGCTTATGGGACCCACTTACTACTTTTGCCTTATAGGACATATCCGTCTGACCATGCGGCATAGTGATCGTATGGTAGTCTACCGGTGCGCTTATCGCATCGTAGAAGCTGTCATAATCAGACAGATACCGGGGGTCCGGTTCAATGGATAGGGTATGGTCGTAGTAGGTCCCGAGGACATCCCGGCTTTCCTCTCCGTTGAGCAGGATCATGTTATTTTCGCCATCCTCTATCCGGAACGACTCTTCAAACGGCTCATTTGATTTAACCCGCACTTTATAGGTCATTCCATCCATGACCACCCACATGAGCTGCGCCATAGGCTCACTCCTTACTTTTTGAATTTTACGCCGATCCTGTTGAACTCCTCCAGGATATAGGGAGTCTCCAATCTGGCAAAGGTCCGGCCATCCAGCGCCATGACCGCCGTCTTCGGCCCTCTCTGGCTGTTGAGCACGCCGCTTTCCAAGATTCCCTGTGTTGCCGCCCGTTTGACCGTAGAATAGGGAGCAATGATTTCGTCCTCTTGTGTATTGTCTCCCACCACAGCTAAAAACGGGCTGTTCTTTTTAGCTACACCGCCGCTGGCAAGCGCAGGTATTTCCATTACATCGGTTATCTGCATTACTCTTGATGCTCGGTCTGTTCTTGTCCCGCTCTCTGGAAGTGATACATTGCTTGTTCGATTGCTTATCCCGAGCAGGTCTCCGAAAAAGCCGATTACATCCAACACTCTATCTCCGAGCCAATCCAGTCCATCTGCAATTCCTGTGACAATCCATTGAAGTCCCTCAAGAGCAAATGTAGCGGCATCTACAAGGTCAATAAAGAGCGGTCCAAATGTATCAAATAACTGGCTTTTTAGTTTCCCGACAGATTCACCTAATGGGCTCAAACTTTCATTTAGCTCATCTTGTGACCTTCTCATTTCAATTAGTGCCTCATTGTTTTCGTAGAAAATGTCTGCGGCACCTTCATACTGTTGGGTGAGAAGGTCCATCAAATATCTAGCCCTCTCTGTTGAATTAGCCAATTCTTCAAGCTGACTATTGACGCTTTCCTCACTTAATCCGACCCAGTTAAGGGCATCAGCCAAGACTCCAGTTACCTTTCCGGTTTTGGAAGTTTCATTTGCAGCTTCAATTAGGCTCTCAATCGGTATTGAATCTCCAAACGCTCCATAAACTCCAGCAGCGATTTTTACCCATTTGCTTACATCCTCTGATCCTGTTGCAAGCTGCGAGAGGAGTTGAGAAGCCTCTGTGGCCTGGTCAATATCTCCTAAAATTTCATAAAATCCTAGATACGCTTCTTTTGCAAGGTCTGCACTATATCCAGCAGATTCAAAAGCAGTATTTAGTTTTCCAATAGATTCCCGGTATTGTTCTGTTGTTTCATCTAGAGAAAAGAGCGCTCCAACGAGCTCCAGAGCTTTATCTGCAAGGAATTTTATCCCGCCTGATGCTAAGTCTGCGGCGATTCCCTTAACTACAGTAAATCCGTCCCCCACTCCAGATGCAGAACTATTTAGCTCATCCAGATTATTAGATAGGTCATCCGCTGAATCTTCCAACTTTCCTAAACTTGGGTCGAAGTCCTCTAATGCCTTAGCTGCCGATTCTGCCTTTGCCTTTGTCAGATCGAGCTCTAAATTGAAATCTTCTAATTTTGTTCCACTTAAAGTTCCGTCTAGTTGCTTAGACGCAGACTCTAAAAGCTTCAGGCGGTCCGCCGATAATTCGGCTTTTTCTGCTAATAGCCGTCCTTTTTGCGCCAGAAGGTCTACGTTTGTTGGGTCAAGTTTCAACAAACGGTCGACTTCTTTCAAGTCGTTAGAGACTTTATATATGCTACGATCAACATTATTCAATGCTTTCCCGAGCTTTGTGGTGTCTCCAGCTATCTCGATTGTAATTCCTTTAACTCTGCTACTACTTGCCATTTCGTTCACCCTTAAAAATTGTCGAAGTCGGCTTGTGTTGCTATAATCGGATAATCTATCTTGTCGTTTTCCGCTTCGGCGTACATATCATAAATCATTCCTATGGTGAGCAGTTCCATATCTCGCACTGGAATTCCAAGCTGGACGGCTCTTAGCATAAGCAGAGGGGTGGTCATTTTTCTGTCAATAGATCTAGTTTTTTTTTGACAGTTTCGATTGTTTCTATATTTCCATCCCAAAGGGCCAAAAGTACCGGAAAAATTTTATAAATTGAAAATGCACTAAATTCCTCTAACCATTCGTTTGGAGACTCTGGAACTTTATCTTTGTCCGCATGTTTTGCCATGATGTAAGCCATATTCTCAAACAAATCAAGTGCCTCCAGAGGAAGGCTTGACGCCCCTTTTTCTTTACTTTCTAGGGCTTTTTTCACAGTTGCCATGTCCTGAATGATATCCCGCCTGAATTTGATGCGGTACAGCCGGGGGACTGCGGCAGTAGCCCGAAACTTGACCTTTTTCCCATCGATCAGAATTTCAGTTTCCATCCTTACACCCCAACACTAGGCTGCCAGACAGACTTGAACCAATTCTGGATCACAGTTTCAGTCGTGGTGTCTGTGGTCTTTGCCTTGACTTTTCCATCCGCCAGCGGGGAAGCGGTGATGGACAGCGTTTCCGTGCTGGGGGTCTTTGTCTCGCTGATCGTAGACCCGTCCTCATTGGGGCGGGCGGCAGAGCAGTTGTACAGGACCCGCAGGCTGGCTTTCTGGTCTCCTTCAAACTGATAGAGCAGAGCAAAGGGCTTTGCCTCCGCGCTTGCGTTCTCAATCAGGACTTTGGAGGTTTCGTCCTCTGTTTCTCCCAACACGTCCTTGCGGAAAGAATCTGGAATAACTGCGATCTCCAAGTCCCCCTGATACCCGTTGTTGGCTGTCGATACATAATAGGCGATATTATCCGCATAGAATGTATTTGTTTCACCCTGGGGGGCAAGTGACATGCTCACCGCGCCGGGAATGGGGACCGGTGTTTCATATGTGATGGTCCCATCATCGTCATTCAGGAGCGCATAGTGGACATTTTTCAGTCCAAATTTAACCTTGTTGGATGCCATAATTACACCTCAATTTCGTATGTTGTCTGATACAGGCTTTCGCTCTCGATATAGGAACACATTCTGTCCCAGTATATCTCGTGCTTATTCAGCGCTTTTTCAATTTTCTTCTCAATCTCAGGGTCCCTTTGCCTTGTGTAGAGCTCCACATTGCAGTGAGATATCTCAAAATAGGAGACGTTATCCGCAGCAAAGTTTTCTGTGTAATCATCAAGATATACCCCGTAGGGCGGTGGACCAGGATTCTCCCAGTGGTGGAATGTAAAGGGGACCCCAGTCTCTTTCAGAATTTCATCCAGCTCTTGATAATTCATCAGACCGAGGCCCCCCTTATCGTGTTTGTGATATCCCTGACTAACATCTTTTCAGCCGCTTTTTCGGCCGGCCTGATGTGTGGTTTCCCTTCTACCCTTCCTCCGTTCGCTTTCTGATGGCCGTGTTCAAGGAGATGTGTCAGCTGGTAATCCGTTTTATTGTAGATCACGACCCCGCTGCTTTTTGAGGATGTTCCATTTCTTCTCTTTCCCATCCTCCATCCTTTCTTGTACCGCCCAGTCTTCTGAGGAGACCTTGCTTTTACTTCTTTCAGGGCTTCCTTCCCGGCCTTTTCGATGTCCTTTTTGACGCCCTCCGAGATTTCATCTTCATAATCCGAAAGAGTGCCCATGATAACGGAAACGAGTTGATCTGGTTTTATACTCATAGCTTTGCACTCCAGGTCCCGGAGTCATCCTCCTCAAGTGAGAGCCGCGTGACCAAAATCCCATCTTCATCTTTTGTTGGGGTGATTTGCCGAATGAAATAAAACCGGTCTTCTATTTGGGCAATATCCCGAGTTTTGATGTTTGGGTCTCTCCATATCTCGATAAGGAGGTCGATTTGCTGGCCCACCTTTGCCGCTTCATAATACCTCTGGATTCCGACAGTCATTTCTCCAAAATAATGAGTAGATCGCTTCACGAGCTTTTCCACTTTGGGCGGCGGGCCATTCTCATCCACGGATACCCTGTAGATAGTCACGATCCCGGAGTCATGGAGCATTTTCCTCACCCCTCATTTTCTGAGATATGAGCAGATCGTGACGCATCCTTTTCAGGTAGATGGGCTCAGACTCCCCGTTGATCCGCTTCCGGTACATCCAGGCAGCGGTCCCTACCACAAGCTGCAAATAGTCTTCGTCTCCGCTCTCCTCAACCCCCTGCCTACCCAGGTTTGATTTTGCCGCCCTGAGGAGGGACAAGAGATATGTGCTGTCGCCGGGCAGCGGGCCCAGGCGTTGAAGATCTATTTTCAGGATTTCCAGCGCCTGGGCCTCATAAAATGCGCAGCCCATATCAAGCCCCCGTCTTTGTCACAGTTACAGTGTAGACCTTTTCTCCGGTGTTGTTTTTCGCTGTCACTTTGACAGTGTTAGGTCCCTCTTCCCAAGTAGCTGATGCCCCATTTTTGTGCGGCGCTCCATTGACCGTAATGGAGACGGTGGAGCCATTCGCCCCAGTCGCAGTGACCGTATTGCTCTGATTTGTGGTGCTGGTGCTATACTCTGTCACACCGGGATCAAAGGTCGGCGTCAGAGTCAGCGTCCCAAGCCCCAGCGTAGCCAGGGACGCTGTTAAGGGTTTGCGCTGTCAGGCGGGAAGGTCACACTTGTGGTAGGGGCGGTGTTATTGATATTCAGGACGCCAAAAGCCTCACCAAACACGGGCATACCATCATAGCGGGCCGTACCCTTAAACACAGTCTGGTCCTCGATAAAACGCACATGCTCACTCTGAGCCAGGGTGGTTCCGGCGCGCTGGGCCAGGAGATACAGGTCAAAATAGCCGAAGATCACATCGTTATCAGGGACAAAGTCCAGGGTGACAATGTCACCACCCAGGACCGGCATGGTATTCCCTTGACCGGAGACGATAGCACCCGCCGCATTGATGACCAGAGCCTCCGCAGTAAGCTTTGCCTTTGTGGTCTCGTTCATGACCCAAGTCAAGCTTCCTCTGGCATAAGTAGACCGGGCGACACCCGCGGTCAGGATGATGGACTTATAGAGATCCGCGCCAGTGGCCGCAGTCAGCTTGACGATATTGCTGGTGTGGACATCTTTCCAATCCGGAGCATTTGCACCCCAGTCGTCGGGCTCTGTGGCCTGAGCCAGCCGGGTCACTACGCCGATCGGCATCTTCTTTCCGGTCCCGTAAAGGATGGCTTTGTCCAGCGCATAGCCGATTGCCTGACCAAGCGCCTCCATGATCTCACTCGCCAGAGAGAGGTCGGAGTCCTCCAGGGTCGCATTGCAAATTGCGATAAAGCCGCCGACCTTGTAGCCGTCCACCTCGATCTGATTGAAGGAAAGCTCCAGCTCGTTCAGCTTGGCACACATCTCGGTCCAGACGGCTTCGGGGACTGTGCCCATGATGTTCTGCCGAGCCGTTCCGGGCACGCTCCGCAGATTAACGCGAGAGATCATCTTGGAGTATTTGCTGATATTCTCGCGGATCAGGCCAAGCATAACGTCCGGGATGGTCAGCTCCGCTCCGGTAATAGAGCGGTTCTGCTTCCCAAGCTCACGCACTCTCGTCAGGAAATCCTTTACATCCTGGCGGGCCAGGAAAGCGTCGCGCCGCTGTGCATCCAGGCCAAAAAAGGTTCTGGTTTCCATATCAAAATTCTCCTCTCGTTTTTCTGGATTTTGGGGCTTAGGTGCGTTTCTGGCCAGTTCCTCGATCTCGGTTTCAATTCCTTTGATCTCGCCCTCAAGCTTTCCAGCGGCTGCTTCATTTTCGGCCTTTTCCTGCTCGAACTGTTCCACCGCCTCCTCAACCGCGGCCTTTTCCTCGTCCGTTTCGGCCTCATTGATAGACTGTTCCAGTTCGGCTTCCCTGGTTTGGAGCTGTTCAGCCGCCCTTCTAAGCTCCTCCAGTTGTTCTTTCTTTTCGTTGAGTCTCTTCTTCAGGACCAATGCTTTTAATGCCATGTTATTTCCCTCCCGTTTCATTCGATTGACTTTGGCCTGGGTTCAGTCTTTTGAGCAATGCGTTTCTCCATGCCTCAGTCTTTCTCTTCTGGATGTCCTCATAGTCTCGCTTTCTCGCCACCACTCCGGTATCTTCATAGGCCGGGAAAGTGCAGACGCTCACTTCATACAGTTTTACTTTTCGGATGGTCCAGTGGACACTTCCGTCTTCTCGATTCTCTGTTTCCTCATCAAGGATAGAGAACCCAAACGAACACTGAGTAATATCGCCTCTTTGCACACGAGCGTACAGGTTCATTGCATCGCTGTCATCTCTGTTGATTTTAATGCGGCCCCATAGTCCATGGTTATCCTCACGCAGCTCCAGCGTATTAGCCGTGGTCCTGCCTAGCACAAGCCGCGTCTCGTGGTCTACAAGGGCCCTGACATCCCCATCTAGAGTCTCAGAAAACGCCCCGCGCGCCACACTCTCAGATGCCCCAGGCCATAAATCATAATTGCTGTCAAAAACGGAGAAATATCCCTCGATATAAAGATCTCCGCCCTCCTCCGTGCGGGTCTTGAACGCACCTGATATACTCCTCGTCTGCATATCTTCTCTATTCACTGTTTTCACCTCCATTCAGCTTAGCTTGATCCGCGATCATCCCTCGCGGGATGTAGTTTTCCAAGATGACCGGCTCGTTCAGTCCAGGCATCGGAGTCATACCAATCCAATCTCTGACCTCATTCCCCGTCATGATTCCCCTCACATACAGTTCCTGCCCGATACTCGCCATGTCTTTCATGTCGTAGGCATGGAGCGTCCGGGAATTGAATCGAAAATAAAGATCAGGGGAATACAGGAGCTTGAGGGTCAGTTCCTGCTCTATCCTTTTTGATAGAGGCATAAGCTTGCTGTCAACAAAGTTATTCCATTCGTCCCTGTTGTAGCTTCCGACTCCAACCACAAATGGGGGGACTCCAATAATCCCAGCTACAGTCCTCTTGTCTATTGTGACTGAGTCGTTGATCGCTAGGTCATTCAGTGTAAGTGGCTTGATCTCCTTTACGTCAAACATTTCCGCCGGGATCATCCAGGGCTCGCCGGCTTCAGAGGTCTCCAGGTAACTGTCGAGCAGCTTTTTTCGTCCTTCTTTGTTTGAAAACTCATCCGTCAGACCATCGACCTTTACAACAATAGACGGTTTCCATTTGGACTCCATAAATCCTCTTTTGGTTGCCGCCGCTTGCTTTAGGTTATGGGCAACGTCTTTGAGCGTTACGCGGTATCCATGGCCTAGCCACGGAGTCTCCGGGTCTTGATTGATTGCGAAATGCAATACTTCATCGGGCCTAAAAGTTTGATCTCCGTATCGTATGTAGTAGCTTCTCCCATCTGGGATAAACGAGATCATGGAGGGAGGCAGAATCTCCAAATCCTCGATCAAATCCCCGCTCTTTGAAAATCTGGGATAAACCACACAGTTCCCATCTCCATCTATAAGGAGTGTCCGGACTACTGTCGAGATAAAGGCGGATCTGGTAAGGTTTCCGCTCGGGTTGATATCCAGCTTACGGGACAGGCCATTTTTTATCCGTACATCCCCGTCTTCCGTGTTCTGCATAAGATGGATGGTCATAGAGCCCATCAAGTCAGCAATGCACCCGGCTGCCATCTGTATTTCTGGACTATCGGCCAACCTGGTATATCCCGAAACGCACAACATGTCGTATGCGTCATTCGAGAGCAGGAAGCTAACCGCTGAATTGGGGTGTCCGCGTTCCGTTGTGTGGTTGCTTCGTTTTTTTCTGCTCAACAGTTATTCCTCCTCAAGCCAGCGTTTTGCCCTATCTCCTCGCTCCATGTCTTCCAGTTTTCTAACACACGCAAATACAGATGCGTCAAAAATATCAATTCTCTGCTCTGGTTGTACCTTGTCGTATTGGATCATGTCATCTGTCTTTTCAATAGCTCTGACATTCTGCACGCAATATTCGTAGGCCTCAGAATGGAGGTAGTAAAGCTCTCCATTTTTTGCTCGATCCTCAATATGTCTAAATCCTTCTGACTTTTTATAGAAATATTGTGGTTGATCCACAATCCTGAACCTAGCTCTTTTCATTCCAACAAAATATTCGCGGCAAAATTTTCTGTCGTGGCCTATTTGCTTGATTTTGAATCCCCGCCGCCTCATGTCTATAAACCAATTGATTACATCTGCGTAATTTACTGTTGGGCTATTACACATATCTAACCATCCATCGTCTCTCCACCCAAAAAGAGGTATTCCATCTTCATCGGCTTTTCTATGGGCGGCAACCACTGGGAACCAGGCATGAGGAATAATAATGTCTACATCGACTATCTTCCCGTCTTCTCTACGATAATTTTTCAATGTCCCATATAGCGCCGCCGCAGTCAAATCGTAAAGCCTTGATAAGTCTGCTCCTCCATACCACACAATGGGCATTTTTAACAAATCTTCCAGCGTCCAATTGTACCGCCGATCACTCTTCCGAAATTCATAGATATCAAAATAGGCGGCCAATGCATTTGTGTAAACGTTCAGCGACTTTGCGAAAAAGTCTTTCCTCTGTTGTGGGTCATTCTGCGCCTGCAACGAATCATTCAGGATCTCATCTGGCCGGATGCTCACCCCATAAGCTGGATTTGCCATCTCGTGGATTTTAGGGTCTGTATAATCTACACTCCCGTCTTTTACCCCCTCTGGGGCGCAGCACATGAAAATGAAGTACTGTTCATCCTTTACCGTTCCATTCAGGATCTTCCTGCAATATTTCAATCGTTGCCCAAGAAACGCCTGTTCGTTGTCTCCGGCAGTTGAAATTCCAATCAGGAGCTTGTTGGTATATGCCTTCATGGCCTCCTTGAAGAGGTTGTACTGCTTCGGCTGTTTAAACGCGTGGATCTCATCGCAGATAGCAATGTTGCAGTTTAATGAGTCCTGACTGTCTGGGTTAGCGGCCAGTGCCCGAATATAGAATGATCCGTCTCCCAATGTGGCGGACAGGCTGTGCTCGTTATTGTTGTCTATGACCCGTACAGACCCACCATCCCTAGAATCTTCTCCCATCCGCTTTACGTTGTAGTTCAAAAAATTGAATGACTCTAACGATTGCATCAGGGCTGCGGATGCGATATACATCTTAGAGCCTGACCTTCGAAACAGGAGAGATAAGGCCCAGGACAGTGCGGCGGCAAACGATGTCTTTATGTTTTTTCTTGGAATGTAAATGAGTGCTTCGTGGAATCGTAAAATATTAGTGCCTTTAAGCCTGAACCCAACCAGGTTATAAATGATAAACTTGTGAAACGGCTCCAAGAGGAATGGAGTTCCCCGCAACGGCGTTCCATCCAGCTTTTCTCCCTGTTGGTGGCAGATGGTCTTTTCAATGACCTGGATGCAAAACTCTGGGTCCTTGTGATTGAGTTCATAGTCTGGGTTATCCAGATCCAGAAAGAATCTGTCAACCGCCTGCTTCAGCTCTTCACAGGCGATTTTTGTCCCGTTTTGTATCGATGTGGCGTACTCTAGGACAGCATCCCAGTTTTTAGGCTTCGATTTTGGCAAGAGCTTGCTCCAGCCCTCTGGGCCTTTCCTTCTTCGGCCCGTCTCCCGTCATTTTTTTGTAACTGCTGGGCGTCATACCGAGCTCCCGCCAGTACGCCAAAGCGGATTTATTCAGATCGTCCCAGAGCACTAAAAGAGGGTTCTTGGTGATATTGGTTGCGCCCCCCTTGTTGGTGTATTCCCGGACGGGTTGACAGCCCTCATCTCTGTACTGCTTATATACGGCATCCCTTTGCTCAAGGATGTCCGCCAGGGTGGAGACAACAGAGTCGTATGCTTTTTCTTCGTTCCCCAGCGCGGTGAGCTGTTTTTTTACAAGGCGCTTCCATTGGACTGCTGTCATTCTTACACCCCTTTCTCAAAAAATGGTCTCAGAGTTGGAAAGAGTTCCCCTCACCGGTCCCTTAGGGGGAGATTTACCCCGGGGGAGGGGGTGGGGGGGTGATCTTCCGCCTCCAATATTCCCCTTTCTCTGTCAGTTCTCCCGTGTCTCTGTCGTGCATTGCGTTGTGCTCTTCATTTGATAGGGCAATCAGATTCCATTCGC